GCATCTCACATCACAGCAGTACGACAACTCATGGACACGGATGATCGCCCGGATGCGCTACGATAGCGAGGTATATGAGAAATCCATCGAGAAGATTGCCGATGCGTATGCAAAGGTAGCCTATACCGCCGATAAAGCCCTCGGAGGGAAGAGATACGACGAAAGCCGCAAGCAGCTCGAAAACCTTGCAGAGCAGCAGATACTCATTCAGAAACAGATCAATGAGGAGCAAAGCAAGAAAAAGACCGATCACGGCAAGATCGAGGAGTGGCAGCGACAGATTCAGGAGATCGCCCAAGAGATGGCATCCATCATCAACGAGATGCTGGAAGACATCATCGGCTATACCGCCGCCGACCTTGCCTCGGAACTCGGAGATGCTTTCTTCGAAGCGGCCAAGCAGGGAGAGGATGCGATGGAGGCATGGCGCAAAAAGGTCAATGATATTGTCGCCGATGTTCTGCAAAGGATGCTCGTACAGAAGTATTTGGAAGAGCGTATCGGAGGCATTTTCGACAGATACAAAAAAGAATGGTTCGGCAATGACGGCTCGTTCAAAGGCATCGACGCCGTGATCGGTTCGATGAATGGATTTGCCGGAGAACTCAATCAGGTCGGAGAAGAGTTCAACGCGATCTATCAAGGTCTGTCCGATAGCCTTAAAAATTATTTCACGGGAGATGCCGAGCGCGAGGGAATGAGCAAGGGGATCGCCACCGCGTCGCAGGATAGCGTCGATGAGAACAACGCCCGCCTGACGACCATTCAGGGGCATACCTATACCCTCGTACAAGGCATGAATGACCTGAATCGCACGAGCAATGCCGTCCTCGACAAACTGACGGGCATTGAGAAGAATACCTCCGAGGCCAACGACAAGCTCGATAGGGTCGATAAGAATATCAAGGACATCAAAAACACGGTTGATGATATTGACCGGAAAGGATTAAAACTCCGCAGCTAAATGAAAGAACTCATCAGACGAATACAGAGGGAATGGAGGGCGGCCAAAGATGCCGCCCAAGCCCAATGCGCCGATAGCGGGCAGTATGAAATGGCCGCAAAACTCGAAGCCTGCGACATGTTCAAAGGCGACGAGACATTGGAAGAGTTGATCGGGCTGATGTTCTCCCCGCGAGGGGTCGAATTTATGACGGCCTACAACTTCCCCAACATCGCCACATTCAGACGATTCAAGAAGTACCACCCGGAGCGATACGGGGTATATATCGACAGTGGCGAAATCTCGCTTTTGGAGGCTCGGAAAGTCTTTTTGATAGGAGATACCACCGCCGAGCTGAAATACCGCGAAACCGCCGGAAATCGGCTATTCCTAATGTGCGGAGCAAAAGCCTCCGTCGCGGCATCGGGATATGCGGTCGTCAAGGTCGAAAAGGATAAGGATTCCGAGGTGAGTTACATCGTTCAGGACAACGCGAAAATCCTATGGTAGGCAAGCTGTTCATAGACGGACTGGATGCGTTCAGCGAATACGGCATCTTCGTAGAGCAGTACGGGTACAAGGCACTCGTACAGATGCCGTCATTCAAAAAACTGAATAGCACCGAATGGCCCGAATATGACGGCGAGGAAACAGATCTCTCTAATCCGATCCTCGACAGCAAGACATTCTCGATACCGTTTTGCATCACCGATATTTTGAGCGCGAGCGATCTGTTCGAGGTGCTTTCCGATGGGGCATATCATATCTTCGACTTCGCCGAACTCGGCAAGTCCTACAAACTGCGGCTTCTGACCAATCCCGCATTGTCCGCCAAAATCCAGCTCGGAAAAATCACGCTGAATTTCGCCGATGACTTTCCGCCCGTCTATCCGACCGATGAGACGGACATCGAGAGCCTGAACGAGTACAATACGCTGCTGAATCAAGCTCCCTATGCAACAGCCCCGACGGGCTTCAAGCAAAACGGCTACGAGATGGATGATGTCGATTTTTCCCGCTTCGGGGTCTATGTCCTCGACGGCACGGATCGGAATATTCAGAAAGCCCCGAATGTCCGCGAGAATCTGAAAATTGATGTAACCAATCGGCCCGGAGTGGACTATGACGGAGAATCGGTTTTCTACAAGGCGAAAGACGTTGCGATGAAGCTCTTTATCTATGCCGATAGCATCGCTCAATTTTGGGAACGCTGGTATGCGCTTTTCACCGCCCTGCTGAAACCCGAATTACGCAAATTATACAACGACAACACTTTGGAGGAGTATAATTGCTACTACAAGAGCAATGCGGTAACGCGGTTCGATATTCGCCGCAACGGGCGGGTGTGGTGCGAGTTCACCGTAACCCTGACCTTTCCCGATTCGCGGCCCGACGGTAATTACTGCGTATTGGCGACCGAGGATAAGGAGGTAGTGATAACCGAGCCGGAAGAGGGCCTCATTGTATTTAGAATTTAACTCTACAAGGATATGATAAAGAAGAAAATATCGGAACTCCCCGAATGCACCTCATTCAAAGGGCTGTGGACTATCGGTGTCGATATATTCAACAAGAGCGTCAAGGTGTCGCTCGAATATATCCAGTCGGTCGTCGAGGGGATGAAAGCGGCGACAAAAGATGCCACCGATGTCACCGATGCAGCATCGAAGAGTGCCCAATCGGCCATCAATGCCGCGCAAAAAGCACAAGAAGCTACGACCGCCGCCAATACCGCAACCACGAACGCCAGCAATGCCACCGCCGCCGCGATTGAGGCGAAAGAGGATTGCGAGGAGGTGATCGCCGCCGCTGCGGAATTGGAACCGCTGAATCTTGTGCCGACTGCAATGACGGTAGAATACCCCTCGCGCCTGCTGGTCGGCAATATGGCGGAGAATTTCATCCGCGCCACACTCACTCCGGCCAGCGTCAAGCCGAATGTATTGTTCCTCGGCGACGATAAGGCCGTATCGGTAACTCCCGACGGACGCATTACGATCCTTGCCGCCGGAACCAGCATCATCCATGTCATCCCGACCTGCAACGTAGCCCTCTACAAGACGATTCAGATCAAGGTCTCGAAGCCTACGGTCAGGTTGGTAACACTCTCGTCGATCCGCCTCACGGCAAACGGTAATTTCAGGTTCAATTAAAAACAACATCAAGCTATGGCAAGACAAGGTTACATCAGCGAATTTATGAATGGCGGGCGCATCCTCTCGCATGGCAAGATCGAGAACCTCGCAGACGGTTTCAGCCTGCCGAATGACGCGCTGTTCTCGATCTACATCAGGCCCAAATACAGCAGCTCCACCGTGGACGCCGTATTGAGCGTGAAATGCTATCAGGACGACGAATTTTCCGACGCTCCGGTAGTGCTCAACGATTGGTCGCCGATGGCGATCAAGGCCATCGCACCGAATGCGGATTTTCTCAACACTCACGACCTCTATTGGGGAGCTGGGACTTACGTCGAAAAGGTATGATCGTCTCGGTTTTCATCTCCCTATCGCGGCGGCTGCGCCAATGGGCGACATCCCGTAGGCAAAAGAAAATGCGGCTGAATACCGCATCGTCGGTGATGTTCATCGCATCGAAAGGAAAAACGGTTTTCAAATTCTTAAACGACAAATAGCTATGACAGCAGAACAAGAAGCAATCCTCGAACAGATTATCGAGGCTTTTCAGAATGGCAAGCGATTGAGCGACTTGCCCGATGTATCGGGAACCAACCCGTTCAACCTCATTTGCGAGGTATTGGAGGACGGCGAGAGCAAAAAGGCCGCGCTCGCAACGCTCCTGCCTTACATGGAGGAGGAATGCAGCTACGGCATCGAGTTCGACACCGCTGTATCCTCGCCTGCCTGCACCCGTATCGGCAATCTCTCCCTGCACAAGAGCCTGCCGATCCACAACCGGATGAAAGGCTGCCTGCTCAACGACGACGGCGAGGTCGTGGAATATCTCAATCCGGCAAATTGGACGGGACAGACGCGCGACGGCTCGCGGGGTCAGGTCATGGTCGAACTTCCCATGCACTACCGCAAATTCGAGACTGACGGCACGAAGCGGCGGGTACGCATCAGCGAGTACCCTCTCCCCGGCTATCGTCTCGTCCCAGGGAATAGATACGTTTCGGCGTATCAGGCTACCATACAGCGCAGCACGACGACCCTCTGCTCGGTCGTGAATATGGATGCCGACTACCGAGGCGGCAACAACAATACGGCGTATGACGGAACCTATCGCACGTTCCTCGGACGCCCGGCGACGGGTATCTCCCGTACCAATTTCCGCAATTACGCCCGCAAACGCAAGTCCGGTTCGACGGAATGGAACTGCATGACCTACGACATCCAAAAAGAACTGTATTGGCTCTTCGTCATCGAATATGCCACGCTCAACTCGCAGGCGACGTTCAATGCGGAAAAGGACAGCAACGGCTATGCACAAGGCGGCCTCGGAGCAGGTGTAACGAACATGTCCGATTGGAGCGGATTCAACGGCTATTATCCGTTCGTGCCGTGCGGCCATACCGACGAACTCGGAAACGGCACGGGCGAGGTAGCATACCCCGTCATCAATGAGGACGGATCGACCCGATGCACGGTCATGGTTCCGCGCTATCGGGGTGTCGAGAATCCTTTCGGTCATGTTTGGCAATGGACGGACGGCATCAACATCCGGATCAGCCCGACCGAGGAGAATGGCGGCGACGGGTTGAGCAAGGTATTCGTCTGCACCGATCCGGCCAAATTCTCGGATAGCGGTTACGACGGCTACGCCCATGTAGGCAACGAGGCCCGCGCAGAGGGATATGTCAAAGAGGTGATTTTCGGCGAGGGAGGAGAGATCATGCCCTCCGTCGTAGGAGGCGGTTCTTCGACCTATTTCTGCGACTACCACTATACCAACATCCCGACGGCCGAAGCATTGCGCGGTGTCCTGTTCGGCGGTTTTGCGCATTACGGCTCGGGGGCCGGTTTTGCGTCTGCGCGTTCGCATGACGCGCCCTCGCATACGAATGCGTATATCGGGTCTCGCCTTTGCTTTATCCCCGCATAACGGATAACGCCACAGAAAACACGCTCGGCCAATAATTAAACGATACGACAATGGAGAATAACCATAATCCGATGGAAGATGACGGTTCGCTGGATTTCCTGAAAATCCCCGCCGACGAAACCAACAAGCATTTTAACTACCCCGAAACGACGCAGCAGAAGTTGATAAACCTCACCTTTTGGGTCTGCGACTACATCGAGGGAGTGAAAACGAAGTTCGGAGAGAATCGGACGCTCGTCAAGATCAAGATGAATCGGGACGATCACGACCGCGATGCACGCAAGTTCTTCACCAATTCGCGGGAAATCAAATATGTCCTCGCCAAGATTCGGGAAATGGACAAATTCCCGCGACGGGTAACGATGCGGGCATCGGGAACGCGGTACTATTTGGAGTAATGTATAAAGGTTGGTTGCTCTTGCGGTGTCCTGTTCAGCGGTAATGCGAATAACAGCTCGAATGCCGGTTTTGCGTCTGCGAATTCGAATAACACGCCCTCGAATACGAATGCGAATATCAGGTCTCGCCAATGATTTTCAGAAAGGTAAAAACATAAATTTTGAGAGCAACGACCCTGCCTCTCGGCAAAAAATATCACCTCAAAAAGGAGTTAGTAGGCGGTTTCGGGCATCCCGAACTGCCGAACGCCCCGAATATGAAAAGCAAAGCGTCGAAATGAAGCGTATAGGAAACTTATACGAAAAGATCATATCGCTGGATAACCTCCGCCTCGCCGATGAAAAGGCAAGGCGCGGGAAACTCCGCTCGTATGGCGTCTTGCTTCACGACAAAAACCGTGAAGCGAATATCCTTGCCCTGCATGAAACGCTGAAAAATCATACATTCAAGAACTCCGAATACAGCACGTTCACGATCTATGAGCCGAAAGAGAGGATCATATTTCGATTGCCGTATTACCCCGACCGCATTCTGCACCATGCAATCATGAATATCCTCGAACCGATATGGGTTTCGGTCTTCACAAAAGACACATATAGCTGCATCAAGGGCCGCGGGATTCACGGAGCGATGCGGAATGTCAAGCGGGCCATCAAAGACCGGGAAAACGCCCGATATTGCCTCAAAATCGACATCCGGAAGTTCTACCCGTCGATAGACCACGACGTATTGAAAACCATCATCCGCCGCAAAATCAAATGCAAGGATACGCTCGCCCTGCTCGATACGATCATCGACAGCACCGACGGCGTGCCTATCGGCAACTATTTGAGCCAATACTTCGCAAACCTGATGCTCGCCTACTTCGATCATTGGATCAAGGAGGAGAAGCGGGTGCGATACTATTTCCGATATGCCGACGACATGGTATTTCTCGCCTCCACGAAAGAGGAGCTGCACATCCTGCTGTCCGACATCAAGAAGTATCTCGCAGCCTTGAAATTGACGTTGAAAGGCAATGAGCAGATATTTCCGATTGCCGAGAACCGGGCGGACAAGCACGGGCGCGGCCTCGATTTCGTCGGGTTCGTATTCTACCACAACCAAACGCTCATGCGCAAATCCATCAAGCAGAATTTCTGCCGCATGGCCGCGCGTCTGAATAAGAAACTCAATATCAGCGCGAGAGACTACAAACAGAAGCTATGCAGTTGGTACGGATGGGCGAAAGTCTCCAATTCAAAACATTTGTTAAAAACCATCATTAAATCGCAATTCTATGACACGTTCGTATTACGATGCAAGGCCGTCTAAATTCGAGGCCGTAGGCAACGGAAGCTACATCTACCGTTGGGATATTCAGGAAGAGGACGCCCCGCAACATCAGATCATTGCCGAGGGGAACGAGAAACCCATCGCCGAAACTCCGCGCAAGCAGTATTCCTGCTATGAGGTAATCGTATGGGCTTCCGTATCGAGCAACAAGATTACGGAGGCCGTCATCCGCTCGATGTGGGATGCCAACTACGAGCAGAAGCTCATCAACGAGTACAACGCCGCCGCTCTCGGCGTATATGGCGGCTCCAAGACGAGCGACGAGGCAAAGGCGAAGATCGCTTCGTACAAGGAATTTCTCGCAGCGAGAGCCGAGTTGAAAGCCCAAATCGACGCAGACTGCGCCGAGCTGAACATCGAATAAAATCAGATCATGCTGACCCTGCATTTCAACAACACGACATTGGACGTACAGGAGAGCGATAGCAGCTACCGCTATCGCTCCCTCATGTCCAAGCCGCAACTCGTCCTGAAATTCTCCCTATCGGAATTTGTCGAAATTCCGGTCAGGGCATGGTGCGAGTATCAAGGCGTGAAATACAAACTCGGATCGCCGGAAAACATCAAGAAGAACGGAACCCGCAATATCGAATACACGCTCACCCTCGGAACATTGGAGGACAACATGAGCCTGTATAAGATGCGTAATCCCGTCGATAAACGCCTCAAATGGTCGATGTGCGCCAAGCCCCACGAACTCGTCGAAGCTATCGTCTGGAATCTCAACCAGCGCGACGGGGCCGGAGTTTGGAAAGTCGGCGAATGCCTCGATGCGGCGGAGCAGACGGTCGAGTTCAATCACACCTACGTCGATGCTGCATTGCAGGATGTCGCAAACAAATTCGAGACCGAGTGGGAAATCAACGACTATACGATCTCGCTGCACAAAGTCGAGTATTTCAAGGACGATCCCCTGCCGCTCGCATACGGCAAGGGCAACGGCTTCGAGCCGGGTGTCGGGCGCACCACGCAGAGCGATGAGCTGCCGATCAAGCGGCTCTATGTTCAGGGCGGCGACCGCAATATCGACCGCTCGAAATACGGCTCGGCGGAATTGCTGTTGCCGAAGTCGCATATGCTCGTTTACGAGGGCCGCACCTATCAATCCGCCGCGGAGGGGTATTTCAAC